TGGGCTTCGTTGCCAAGGGCCTAGGCTTAAACAACCTGACCAATTGTGTAATAAGTTATTAGTCAAGAAAAGTTCCCAAGGCCAAATAGCAGGCGCATTCAAGTGCGAACGCTGTTCACAAGAAATAGAGGTCGAAATAGCATTCACAAATGTGGACAAAGGAAAACTCTAAAATTTACGCTCGTGATTGGGCCCGTAAAGATAGACTAAAGAATCCCGAAAAATACAAGACAGCGTATAAAAATAATCGGGAACGAAATCAAGCAAGAGGTAGAGCTTTTAGTAGAACGCCGAAGGGACAATTTGGATTTATGCGTCGGCGAGCTAAGAAAGAAAGTTTAGAATTAAATCTAACTTTTGAAGAATTCCTGGATATACGAAGTCTTCCTTGTCAATATTGTAAAGGAACTTTGCCAGAAGCTGGTTCTGGAATAGATAGACAAGATAATAGACTTGGATATATTAGTGGAAATTGCGTCCCTTGTTGTGGTAGTTGTAATACAACGAAGGGATTATTAGAAGCTGCTGGATTGACTTACCCAAGAACTTTAGATATTTTAATGGAAATCCTGGCAGAGCAAAAATTGAAGTTGAAATAGCAGTTAGGTCTTAATAAATAGCTGATTTAAAGCTATACTAATCAGATATGTAAGAGATCCTACTAGATCAAATCGCCCTGGAGGGCTGTAACTATGTCTCAGAAAGCACCTTTACAAATGACTGACGAGCAAATTACGCAGTTTAAACGCTTCGACAGCATTTTCCGCACTAACGGGTGGGACCCAGAATCGAAGCGTCAGATTACTGTCAAGGATGCTCTTGACATTCAGAACGCCGCTTTCATGATTCCTAGGGTAATGACCCAGATTATTCAAGAAGGTATTGAGCCTCTCTTGATTGGTACATCACTTCTAACTAGGATCGATTATGTTCCAGGCATGATGACTGTATTCCCAGCCATCCCACCTCTTCGTGCTGAAGAGTCTGGCGATGGTATGGCATTGCCTATCTTCAACATTGATGTAGGCGGAGCCGCAACCTTCGGGACGCATGTTACCCGCCACGGTCTAATGCTAAAGATTGCGAAGCGCTATGTAGAAGAGTCCAGCTATCCTTGGATCAATACATGGTTGCGTCTCGCTGGCAACGCTCTTGCTCGCCACAAGGAAGAGTACATTTTCAACCATATTACGAGCCTTGGTGCTGTTGTGTTCAACAACGATCCATCTTCTCGTACCCCATCCTCAACCACTCAGCCTATCAAAGGTGTAACGACTGGTCGCAACCTCAAGGGTCAGCTAAATGGATCCATGACTGTTGATGATGTGTTTGATATGTACGCTCAGATCCTATTAGGTGGCTTCGTACCAGATACAATGCTAGTCCACCCAATGGCTTGGTTGATGTGGGTAAAGGATCCTCTACTCCGTGAGTTCGCTATTCAAGCTGGCGGCGGATCATTCTTCGCCAACTGGACTGGCCAGGCTGCCCAACTAAGCAACCTGTTCTATAACTTCGGTGGTCTTGGCTACGGTCAAGGTCAGACTGGGCAGTATACTGCTGGACAGTTAACTGGAGGACAGATCTCTACTCCTGAGGGCGTTCCACAGCGTCAAACATCAGCACCGATGCTGCCTAATTACTTAGGTCTGCCTTTCAGAATCTTGGTATCTCCGTTTATGCGCTTCGACCCAGTTGGTCGTACCACAGATATCTTGATGTTCAACAGCAAGAATCTTGGTGCCCTAATTGTTGACGAAGATCCACATGTTAAGTCTTTCGAAGATAACCGTTACGGTATCCAAGAAATGTCGATCGAAGAGACCTATGGTCTTGGAATCGTAAACGAAGGCCAAGCAATTGGTACAGCTCTTAATGTTAAGATTCGTCCTAACGAATTCACTCTACCAGCGCGTACTGTATTCAACCTTACGGACGAAAACAATACGTTCCAGAACTTGGAAGATGTGGCTGTATTCGGTACTACACCAGTCGATCCAAACAACGCATAACGAACCTG